CCATAAAATTACATAGAAAGTAAGTTTATAAAATTATGCACTTGTTACAGCTTCCCAAGAACTTGAACCTGCAGCAGCTGTTTTACAAATATTAATTTTATTTGTAGTTGTGTTATAGATAATAGTTCCAACCTCAGCAACTAAAGTATCTCTAACAGCAGTTGTCATTTTGGGTAAAACTAAACTATTTGGATTAAGAAATTCATTTGTTGGACTTGGCATTTTTAGTCTCCTTTGGTTTTTCTTTAGAGAGTGTAGCTATATATTCTAAAGTTTCAGGATTATCTAAAAATCTTTTAGCTTCATAATTTGCTTTCCCTCGTTGTAATCTTCCTTCTTTAGTCATAATTAAGCCCTCGTGTTAGTTATTTTACATACTTCGTTAGGAGCTTGTAACTGGAATACTCCTCTTTCCCAAGCTCGGATAGTTGTTTTCAATCCAGGGTCTACAATAGTAACAACCTTTAATCCCTCTGCTTGTTTCCAAACCATACCTTGTTTTGCTACAAGAACATAAGCTTGGTCAGCAGTTACAGCTTCACTTACAACAATATTTAATCCTAAAAGATGTCCTACTTGTCCGTTCTTCATAATTCCAGCGTCATAAGTTGGATGATTTATTACTTTAGAATTTGAGATAATATTTGTATAGTCAGTTCCGTTAACTACAAGATAACCATTTCCATTAAGAGCGTCAATTCCATCTTCTCTCAATGTTTGTATAGCGTCAAGAATATCTTTTATAGGGTCTCTGTTAGCAACAGTTGCTGAATCCCATTCGTGTCCAGCAGCAATAGCAACTGTATTTCCTGCATTTGTAGATACATCAGCTTCAATAGCTAAATCAATTTGATATACAATCTTTCTTCCTAATCTGTATATCTTTCTTTGTAACATAGGAACTGTTGCATTTTGCTGAGATTCAAGAGAAATAACACTTGTTCCTGCATACTTTTGAATAACAGAACTAACCTTTGTTTCTGTAACATCAAAGAAAGGGAAAGGAGCATATTGTGGAACTCCTCTAATTGGAGAACCTGTTCCGCCGTCTGATGTATCGTCGTTAGTTTCTCTAAAATATGATTCAGTCCAAGCTGAAGAAGTATCAATAGCACAAAGAGCTTTCCATTTTTCCTTTACCTTTACAACTGCCTTTACAGCTGTATCAATATATTCTTTTCTTAATTCTGCTTCTCTATCTGTATCTGCCATTTTATGCTATATTTACCGCACAACGAATAGTCTCTGAGGCTGTAGCTGTTTCTAATGGTATTCCCATTATGTCGCCTGTCTCTGCTTCGCCTGCTGCGGCTGCTTTAATTGTATTTGCTCCTCCAATAGTAAAAGGAATTCCGACTGTAATTCCAGAACCAGAGTCTTTTAAATCCCAAACTCCATCTAATGCAACAACAATTTCTGTAATTCCATCATTTGCTGTTTTTTCTTCCCAGGCAATCCCAGCTGGTTTATCTCCATCTGCTGATGAAGCTGCTCCTGTGAAAGGGTCTGAAAGTTTAAGAATAGTATGTAAAGGAATAGCGTTTCCGTCTGCAACAGTGATTCTCCTGAATCTTGTTGGAGTTTCAATAGGTATTGCTTCGTTTGCCATATTTCACTTAAGAAAAAGGGGTTTATAAATATTTGGGTTTTCGGCTAACCGAATAACTATTTCAAAGATTTGATTTTTCTCTTATAATTTTCTATATTAAATTCTAATTCTTCTCGCTGTGCCTTTGCTAAAGCTTCATTTTTAGACGCTGTCTTGTGCAATTCCTCTAAAGATTTCAAAGCCTTTTCCCAACTTTTTTTATCCATTATAATTTATCAATAGCTTCTTCCAATTGAGTTCCCTTGAAGAATTTTTTAGCTCCTTGTTTTGTTTTTTCTTCTTCTGTTAGTTCTCTACGCTCTATGTGTCCGCCTGTTTCTCCACCTAACAAAGCTTCACTCTTTAATCTTTCACTTCTAATCAATTCCTCTTGGATTTTGTTGTTCCTTTCCTTGAGCTTTTTGTATTCTTCTTCTTGGCTGTCTGCTGGGGTTTGAGACTTCTCCAGAGTTTTATCAGTTTCTGTTCCACTTGTGTCAATCTTATTTGTTTGTTCATCTTCCATAAAAATTATATGACACAGGGGTTTTTAAATCTTTCTACCAGTAGTTTGTTTTTCTTCCCCAGTATTTGAAAAACTCAAGACCTGCACCAAATGCAATTAATGCAAATCCAAACCAATCCTTGCTTAATAACATATTTGTTCCAGACGCTGTCAATGCCAAAGCACAGGTATTGATAATCGTTTCAATTACTGGTTTTTTATTTTCTTGTTTCATTATTCTAAATTCATTAACTCTGTTCCCTCAAAAGATAAGGGAGTGTCTGTTTGCAAAGCTATTTTTAATTTTTGACCGTAAATATCAGCTATTCCACCAGGCTGTAAGAAAGCATCAAAGTCTGCTAATTGTTCTCTGCCATCTTCCATCCACGAGTTTAAGTCTCCTTGAACTTCTGCTTGTGTTTGTCTTCTTGCTTGATATACTCTTGTTAATTGGTCATTATATTGTTGAATATAAACATCTGCATTTGTAGGGTCTTGACTTGCTAACATTGCTAATTGACGCATATTAGTTCTTGCATCTTTTAATTCTACATCTGCAGCTTGTAGTTCTCCTCGCTGTTGCTCTTTAATATTGCTTAAAATTCCACTTGTAAAAGTTCCAACTGCGCCTGCAACTGCCCCACCTATTGCTCCAACAGCTGTTCCAATTCCTGGAACTACTGAACCAGCCACTGCTCCTGTCGCAGCTCCACCAATAAGACCTGGAATTACTTTTGCTCCACCTGCTGTTGCTGCCTGACTCCAATTAATAGGAGCTTGTTCTGCAGGTGTTAATTGTCCTATCTGTCCTATCTGTGCTATAGATTGCTGTAATCTTGCTTGTTCTTCTTCAGCTTCTATTATAGATTGCTTTCTTCCTATTTCTCCTGTATCCATAAATCCACCAGCACCACCACCAGTTTTAATTCTTTTAGCTTGCTCATAAGATTCTTTAGAACTAAAATCTTTTGAACTAATTGGTAAATTAATATCAAATCTATCTCCCTGTATTGTTGTTCTAAAAGCAGGAGTAGTTCCTGGTCTTGCTGTCCCACTTTGTGAAATAGGAGTTTTAACTTTTAGAGGTTCTTTTGGAGTTTTTGTAGTTTCTGGTTGCTTTGGAAGTTTTATCTCATAAGGATTTTTTTGTTTTTCAAAAAAAGGAAGACTACAAGTTTTAGTTTTCTCGTCCCATTTTCCACCTTTTCTAATACAATCTATTCTATCTTGCTTATCTCTTTTCTTTTGTTCTTCTTCTTGCTGTTTATTCCATTCTGCTGTTGGGTCTATTATTGCTGTTCCAAATGTTGGGGGTTTAAATGCCATTATCTATTGAGCATAGGCTGCGTTTCTGCTGGTTGAATAGCTGTCTGTCCTGTGTTCTTCTCTGCGTTCTCTTGTGTCTTTGGAGCAAGACTTGGCGGCCTATTAAATTTAATTTTGATTGCTGCTTGTTGCCATAATTCGTTTTCCATATCTAATTGTTCTTTTGCATATATTGGCTCAAATATTAAATGTCCGTTTATTCCACCGACTTCTGTTGTCCCGTCTGATGTTGCAATACTTCTTGGAACTCCAAATACTTGATAAAAGAAATTTTCTAAATATCTTATCCAGTCCATTCTCTCTTGTAAAGATTTCTGAGGGAAAGGTTCTATATTTGCTGTGTCTTCTGGAAGTCCTAACATCTGTCCATTCTTAACAGCTTTCTCTATTTGCTTATTTGCATATTCTATTTTTCCAGTGTTGTTTGTTTTGTAATAAACAATTCCTAAAGCTCTGCCTCTTTTCTCAATCATCTTATTAGTTTCTAAAGCTTCATTTCTTGCATCTAATATCCACTTTGAGGCCTCAATTTGAGAAGTTCCGTGAACTTGATCTCCTATTCTTTTATTTGAAGAATGTAAAATATCTGTTGTTTTTTTCTTAACCCATTTCTTTCCGTTCCATATTTCATAACGAATAATCCTTGAACCCTTAACAACAATCTTAACTCTCTCTGGAGAAATTGGAATCATATTAATAATCATATTTTTCTTTCCTCTAACTACTTCAATAAAAGCATCTCCAACAATTAACTTAACAACTTCGTGATTCCACATTATAGAATCAAAAGTATCTTTTCCCATTCCTGTTATATGTTTTAATTCTTCTTCTAATATTGAGTCTTCTGTTGACCATCCTTTTGAAAATCCCCAAGTTGCTAAAGCATTAGCTGCTGAGAATATCTCTGGAATAGAAAAGTAATATCCAAATCTTTCTGGTGCTTTGTCAAAATAAACATAAGTCTCACTTCCGTCGCTGTTAGCTCTATCTAAGTTCTTACTTTCTACTATGAAGTCTGGGACTGAGATGTCTGTTGTTGTTGCGTTTGATAAGTTATATTCTGCCATTTTATAAGTCCACCCTTACTGGAATTTGTGCTGTTAATGTTGATGGAACAGCACCAGTTGTGTCCCAACCAGTTGTTCTATTTTTTGGGTCATAAGCTAATTGAGCATACCCGTGTCCTTGGCCCCATATTTCTATTGAAAGTCTAAAGACTTCTCCTTTTTGGAATAATGTTTTAGGAATAGCAATATCTATTCCTAACATACTATATTTAGTTCCTGATGTGTTAGAAAAAACCCTACTTGTATTTTGAGCGATTACAGATTCGCTTCCTGCATATTTTATTATTTTAGCTATTGCATATAAGTTCGGTCCACCACTTACACATCTAATCCCTACAGGAACATTAACAATTCCAGTTCCCTCATAAACAGTAGATTTATTTACAGTAAAATCAAAGTTTCTTTCAAGCCATAAATGATTTCCTGATGTTCCCATTTCTGTTGCTGATTCTTCCATAATTGGGTCAGAGTAATAAGTAAAATTAGACAACATTTCTAAATCAATTGTTCTTCCAGCATACATATTAATATAGCCTGTTCCGCTTGCTATATCTATAAAATCATAACTTGCTATCACTGGCGAGGCTGTTGTGAACTTTGTTAAGTTAGGAGTGAGTGGCATTTTTATGAACCCATCATATCTGCAATTACATCTTTGTCAGTTATTCTCTTTTTGAACTCCTGCCAGATGCTATCAATTACATT